GAGCAGGATGCCTCCTGCCGACTTACGCCGAATGGGCACGGGCCGGACAAGAATCCCTACACCAGGAATCCTAGGCAGCGGAGACGGGTCAGGAATTTCATCCTGGGTCATCCACTGGTCGTTCGTGATTGCCCCGTCGAGGGGCACGCGGGCGGTAAGCATTAGTTCCTTTCTTCTGCTGGCTTGGTCTCTACGAGATCGTAGAGCAGTTGCACGGCCTGATTGAGGCCGGCAATAACGCCGCAGGCACGGGCATACTCTTCGTAAGTTCCGGCAGAGCCGCGAGCGAGAGAGTCTTTTTCCCTCTCGACCCGCTTCTGAACCTCTGCTACATATTCAGATAGTAGTCTCATTGTGGAATTGCGTTTGCCCGTTCTGCAAGTCGTTTGGCTTGAATATCCGCCAGTTTAGCGGAGTTGTCAAGTATTTTCGAAGAAGCGGCAATTTGGGTCTGCTTCTGCTTGTTCTCAGCGTCCAGCAACATGCTGGTTTCCTTGAGGTCAAGCTCGCGGTTCTTAAGCGCGATCTTGGCTGCCTCACGGGTATCCTGCGACTGAATGCGTGCCGCCGAAAGCTGAAGCTCCTGCTGATTAAGCTGAACCATCTGCTGTTCAACGGACGGACCCTGACCACCCATGCCGGACGCGGCCGAGATCATCAGCATCTGCGTAGCGACTTGGGCCTGTACGTTCGGGTCTTCGATGGGCATGCCCATCTGCTGGGCCAGCAGGGCGGCCTGCGCCACAAACATCAACACCTTGTGTTCGGCGATGTTGGCGTTCAGAAGCTGGAGACCAATGGCGATAGTCGGGTCATTGGCGCCCTGCATCTGCGGCGTCTTGAGGAACGCTTCCTTCACAGCAATGTGAGCCGCGTGATTCTGGCCAAGCTGCGCCTTGATGGGCTTGCCCGCCATAGCCGCCTGCACCTCGGTCAGCGGGTCGGCGCTGATGGCCTGGGCTTCCGGGTTGACCAGCAGCTTGTCCACGTTCTCGGTACCCATGGCCGCGTAGAAGCGCCGCAGCGCCTCACGCATGTCATGGAGTTGCGGGAACTGGGCCGCCATGTTGAGTTCGATCTGGGCCCGGGCAACCCGCTGCGACTCAGTCAGGGCATTGGGATCGGACGCCGGGATGACGTCCACGGCCGCCGGATCGAAGTCGTTGCGCTGGACGTAGACGTTCTCGGAGCCGACCACAAAGTTGACGAGGTCAGGCAGGTTCTCGAAGTTGAGTTCGCCAATGAGCTTGAGGAACTCGCCCTGCGACTGGTGGAGGCGCTTGTGGATCGAGGAGTAGAACCGCTGCGACGCTTCGATCAGGGCCAGCGTGGTGCCGACAGGGCCGTAGTTGGTGGCGTTGGCAGCGACCTCGTCGGTGGCGTCAGCGAACTTCTGGCCGCTATCCACCATGAACTTGAGCAGGGTGAAGAGGGTCTGGTTCGGTTCCTTGGCCGGCAGCGGGAAGAACGCCTTGCCGAGTTCCTCGGGCGACAGGTTGACGTCACGCCACTCGCCGAAGCCCAGCGGGGTGTCGCTGTCGGAGAACTTGGCGTCTTGGGACTTGAAGCCCGCCTGCCAGTTGGCATACTGGCCTGCGTCGACGAGAGCGCGGAGGGCCACGGTCGCGGAGGCCGCAAGGTCGCCGATCAGGTGGACGTAGCCAAGGGCGTAGAAGCCGAAGGCCGGGATGAACTGGTCGACCGTGTACCAGATGCGCTTGGTCTTGGCAATGTCGTCCTCGCGCCAGTTGCGCTTAATGGAGTAGACGTTGCCTGTCTTGACGTTGAAGTGGACGATGTAGGGCGCCATGCCACCGTCAGGGAGGCTGGGGTCGTCGCCGTTCAGGTCGAGATAGCAGTGGGCCTCGCCGACCGTATAGCCCTTGCGTTCAAGCGACATGTCGAAGCCTTGGGCATTGGCGATGGCTTCGGTGATCTCGTTGGTGTCGAGGACTTCCTCGGCATCGTTCTCGGAGACTTCGAGGAAGGTGCCGGCCGCCACAAGATTTTCCATCTTGCGGGTGGAAAGCTCCATGACCTCGATATATTCCTCGGCATCCCGGAGGTGAGTTGCCGACGGGTCGATGTAGAAGTTCTCGACGTAGACGACGGTGGGGTCGGGCGCGGAAGTAACGCCATTCCAGCCGGCCTTGCGGATGCCGGTGCCCATGAAGCCAACGCGGAACAGGTTGCGTTCGAGGTCGGTGTAGAAGCCCGGCACCTGCTCGGTAAGCTGGTAGTTCATGTAGGTGCGGACGCGGGCAGCGGCTTGTTCGCGGGGAATGTCGACGTAGCCACGGACCTTGGTGCGGACGGGACCCTTGGCAGGCCACAGTTCTTGGATGGCCTTGGCCTGGAACTTGACTACGTTCTCGATGAGGAGGGGGTGGACGGCCAAGCAGGCCCCGTCGACCTCGGTGTTGCCTTGGCCCTCGGTGTTCAGGCCCAGCCAGTGGATGCCCTGCTTGATCTTCTCTTCCCACTGCTGGCGGGCGTTCTTGAAGTTCTGGAGGGCATCTTGACGCTGAGAGCCGATGTCCCGAAGTATTGCGGTGTCCATGCCGGCCGCTAGGTTAGCACCGAACGACATGTCGATCTCGACAATCTCGTCGGCCGGAATAACTTCGAGCGTCTCTTCAGAGAACTCAAATTCCATTTCTGGATTTTCGAGATTATCAGACATGTGTTACTTGACTCCAATAGCTCTTGAAAGGGCGTCTACTTGAGGGCCGGTCATTGTTGCCAACCTTTTCTTGCGTCAATTTATAGCGGCGGCGCAAGTAGAGCAGGGCCATCACCATAGCATCGACGGCGTCGTCATGGGCGCCCTTTGGAAATTCGAGGGCCTCCTGCAAAAGCTCGGCCGCATATTTCCGCTTGAGGGGTAGCCAGACGCGCTGACGCTCAATAATGCCTGTCACCGCATGAGCCCTAGCCACTTTATCACGGTCGGGCTGAAAAGGCAACACAGGCAGCTTATTGAGCTTGAGGTCCTGAATTAGGGACTGACCCGAGGCTTTATTTTCGACGATTATGCGATCCGGCTTGAACGTGTTGTATTGTTCTTTGGCCACGGCCCGAAGCTGCGGGTAGGACCACCTGCCCCTGACTTGGTTCAGCAGGATGGCATTGGGCTCCTGATACTCGAAGCCCTTCTCATCGGTGAACGTCAGGTGGAAGATGCCCCACGTCTGGATGACCGAGAAGTCAGCCTTGGCCTTGGTGGAGAAGGCGGTGTCGAGGGTCTGAATAATCTCGTCGCATTCGGGCGGATCGTCCTCGTCCCAATCTTGGAAGTCGTCCTTGTTGAAGACGTTGCCGTCTTCGCCGGTCGGGGTCTGCATGTACAGGGCGCCCCAGTCGGCCCGCGACAGACCCTCGCGCGTAGAGATCAGGTCGTCCATTGTGATGTATTCGGGCCAGTAGGATTCGCCCTCTGGCAGCATCAGGTATTCGGCTGCGGGCTTGTCGAGGATGGCCGGAATGGATATGACTTCCCACTGGTCGACGCGCGGGTTGCGGGCGGCCTTGTCGAGCAGGAAGCCCGAAAGGTCGCGCACATGCCACCGCGTATTGACGAGGATGATGCGGGAGTCGGGCAGTTTACGGGAGCGGAAGCCGGGGCCATACCAGTTGTTGACCCGTTCGCGCTCGGTGTCGGACTTGGCGGTCTGTTCCGAGAGGGGGTCGTCGAGGATGCCCAGATTGAAGCGGTAACCGGCGATGGACTTACCCGCACCGGCAGGCATGAAGGAGCCGCCTGTGATCAGCTTCCAACTGGTGACGCCGGACATGTCGTCGCGGATGCGAACGCCGTCGAAGATCTCTTGGTATTCGGCAGAGCGAATGAGGTCACGGATTCGGCCGGAGCATTCGACCGCCTTGTCAGTGGTGTGCGAAATCCACATGAAACGCCATGTGGGGTGGCGGCCCATGCACCACGCAACGAACAGCATGAGAAGGACGGACTTCATGGAGCCTGGCGGCAACATGAGCATGAGGCGGTCGACGGAGCCTTCGTCCACGTCTTCTAGCGTGGCGGCTATGGACTCGATGTGACGCCCGTCTCGGTAATCATTGCCGTCCAACAGAAGATGGGCAAGCAGTTTGACGAAGACATAAAAGCCGTCTCGCGCCTCCATGATTGCTTTTTGATGGAGGGCGTCAGCTAGTTCCGCCTTTACGCGAAGGAGGCGTTCTTCAGTTGATTCGGAGTTTGCGCTCAATTTCCGGCTCGGCTTCACGCAGGATGGCAGTCAGTTCGCTGATCCGGGTATCCAGTTCTTCCTTGGAGTGGATGGTCCGGTGAACGATTTCCTTCTTCTCAACGAACATGCCAAGGTACTTGGCAAGGTTTTCCATGGCGCGGTTGGCGTTGGTAAAGTCGCCGGAAGCCATAGCTTGTGTGGCAATGTCGTTGAACCACTTGACGACATCCTCGATGTTAATTTTCATGCGTGCCTTCTCCTCAATCTCGAACGCGCTAATAAGGTCGTGGAACTCCGGGATGACCAGCATGCGGTTGGCCATTTCCAACAGGACGACAGGATTGCTGCTGTTGTAGCCCGCCTGCCGCATGGCGCCGCATTTGTTGGAGCGGCCGTTCAGGGCGAACTGGCGGGCGAACTCGACCTGCTTGGGCGTCAGCTTCTTGATGGCTGTGATCTTGTCCCACTTGGCCTGCCACGTCTCGCGCAGGTGATCACGCAGGTTGCGGATCGCGTCGACGTTTTCCTTGGTGACGGCGCGGGCAGGCTTGTGGATGTTCATGCGCCGCAGTTCACGTCGATAGCCTTTTTGGCGATCCTTCTGCGACGGTGGGTACTTGCGCTTACGCTTAGGCGCAGGCGCCTCCCCCTGTTCAGGAGAGGCCGCCTCCACCGTTTCGTCGGCAAGATCGAAAGGTTCGTCCGTCATGCTGCTCCGGTTTCGTCGTCTTCGCGGACAATCGAGATGCGAGAACGACCCTTCTGCGAAAGGCTGGTCGCCCGGCCCGCACTGAAGAAGCGGATGCCCTGCCGTTCGAGGGCAGGACGGATACGCTTCAATTCGGCGGCGAAGCTGTGCGAAGTCTGCGGCAGCTTCTCGCGGGGACCAATGTTCATCTCAAGCTGGCCAATCAGGTCCGAATACGTCCCCGAAAACTCCTTCTGCTTATCCATCATCCGCAGGATAGCCGAGGCCATCCCATGAAATTCGAGCATCTGGCTCTCTGCCGCAGAACGGTTGCGCTTATAGACTTCCATAAGGCGCCCTTCCTGCCAGCCAAAAGCCTTCTCGGCCGCCACCGCCCAGACCGCAAACGCAGACATACGCGGCTTTTCAGCCAAATGTACATTACCATAATTCTGCGTAGCAATCAACGCTGCATTCATAAGGGAGCCCAGCAAACGGGCATGACAGGCGTTGAAGGCTTCCCAAAACTCGTAGTCATCGCGCCGCTTGCGAGGGTCGATGCGGGGCAGATGAACATGGATCGAGCGGTCAACGAGGTCGCCACGCTCGACGACGTCGGGAATGCCGTTCATGGCGACGGGCCGGCAGACGCGGACTGCGGACTCCTCGGCGTTGGTGTAGAGGGCGCGGCCACCCTGCGCCCCGGTGCCCGTGCTGATGACGCACAGGGCGTCCGACATCTTGTTGGAAATGAAGGACACGTTGTCGAAGGCGAGGACGAACGAGTTGCGCACCATAGCCTGAAGGTCACGCTGATCCTCGGGCGGGGTACGCATGTCGAGGGCGTGCGGGTCGATGATGCGGCGCAGCAGGCGCAGGACGGTGGACTTGCCGGAGCCCTGCTCGCCGGAGATAGTGAGGACGGGGTAGGGACCTTCGGGCCGGAGGCAACCGAGCAGCCATGCGGTCAGGAGCATGAGGCTGTCTTCGTCGGCCGCGATAAAGTCCTTGAGGAGTTCGGGGAACTCGGAGGCAGGTGCGGAGAGGTCGGGATCGACGAGGGGCAGCATGCCCGCGCCGCGCAGCATGCGGATGTGGGTCGGGCCTCCGGGCAGCTTGGTGATGCCGGAGGTCGAAATGCACCACGCATCGTTGGCGTCGTTACCGATGTCGATGTAGAGTTCGCCGACCTTGCCGCCAATGCGGATGAAGTCCTTGACCTTGCGGCCCTGTGAGCGGACCCAGTGGGCGAAGTAGGTCTGAGCCGAGTTCAGGAGGTCGCCGCCGGGCACGATGTTGACCTGATCGACGCAGAAGGAAGTGAACCACCCACGGAAGTCACAGTGGCCAGCGGGCGTGATGGTCAGCGTGCGCCGCACACCGGCTTCGGTGTAGTCGAGGAAGAGGCGACCATCCTCGGTGGTCCACGGCGAAAGCTGAAGCTTCGCGTCGTTGATAAGCTGGACGCGGTTGATCTTGTCGCTCATGATTGCTCCTTAGCTAGGAGCCCATCCTACCCCGGGTGAGAAAGGGATGCAAGTAGATTCTCACCTTCCTCACCATCCGCCCTGCAACAAAAAGAAGAATCCATTGTTACCGGCCGCAGGACCGGGCGGCGGGGGCACCGTGAAAATCCAGCCCGTATTCACGCCGTTGTTAACGCTGTTTGCGCCCGCGTACCACCCGGCGCCGCCCGTCGCATTGCTAAAGGTAATAGCTAGGTAATCGGCGCTCACTGTGCCACTAGATTTTGACAAGGTGGGTGGCGTCGTGTTGGTGGCGTTATTGACGCTATTGATGGTGACAAGATTGCCCGCCGTGCCGCTGATGTTCCAATTGGTCAGCGTGGTGGTCGCACCAGACTGAAAAGTAAAGGTGGTCGGCTGCACGGTGTTGGACAGCGTAGTGAAAGTGCTGCTGCCGTTAATGGTAAGGGCACCCGCGCCGCCGTTGTTGAGGGTACAGTTGTAGGTAGCGCCCCCGCCGTTAAAAAGTTTGCCACTGGCAGAGGTCATGCTTATGGTGCCGGTGCCAGTAACTGACAGATTGACAGCCAAAGTCCCTGCTTGATAGGCGGCACCTGTAAGTGTGAGCGTAGAGGAACCCAAAGCTAAGGTCCGTGTGTTTGCGCCCGTAACACTGAAAGTAGTGAAGGTGGCGTTAAAACCGTTAAGGTCAAACGTGCCGGCATTTAAGCTGCCTCCGCTAGAACATGTTAATGCGTCTAGAAGACGAAAAGTGGCTCCAAATGCGGCAATTGTTATGCCGACTGTTATTGTTTTGCCTGCTGTCGTGATCTCAGCAAAGCCGCTGCGAGCGCCAAATTCTAGGCTACCGGTGGTGCCGGTAACGGTAATGCCTGATCCAAGTAAATAAGATTTGCTAATGACCGGGGCATTAGTATGGTTGAAAGTCAAGGCGTTGGTTCTGGCGGAAGCGTCTAGAGTGCCTATATTGCACGCCACATCTATGTTAAGGGTTGTGGCAAGAGAGGTGTTGTTGTCGATGACTGCCGTGTCTTGGGCGAGCGGGAAATTTGCATCTGCGCCAGTGCCGCCTGACGATGGTGCCCAAGAATTGCTGCCCGCCCAGCCCGTATTGGTGCCCACTCGATAGACGGTTTTGGGGGCAGGAAATGTGATGCCGCTGTTGTTGCCGCAGTCGCCAGCACGAGTAGGGGAAGCCCCTGCCGCAGCGCCTGCGATAGTTATGTCGCGGAAATCACAGTCGTCAGCCGAGATGGCAGCAGCCGTAAGAGTGCGAGCCGTGCCTACATCAGAAGTTAAAAATACCCGACGAAGTACAGAACCTCCCGCGCAGGTCAAAGTGCCGTTGATGGTTTGGTTTGCCGAAAAGGCATAACGCCTAACCCCGGTAGAAGAAGGCGCCGAAAAAGTTAAATTATTAAAAGTAAAATTTCCTATAATATTTATAAAAGACGCGCCCGTACCAATGCTACCAGAAAAAAGGCTGGTAAAAGAAAAGTTGAAAAACGTAGCAGATCCTGTGCCCCAATCAAGGTTGCCAGTGCTGCCAGCAAAGTTAACTTGGGAGGTACCTGCGTTAAGTGTTAGGTTGGTGGCAGGATTTGCATTAAAGTTGTTACCGCTTATCGTAACTGTAGATGAGCCAAAATTAATTGTGCGCGAGTTAGTATTGGATGCAAAAAAGTTAAAAACCGTCGCATTAAAATTGTTAGTAGTAAAAGTTCCAGCCGTAAGCTGAAAGTTAGAATTGAGAGACAAAGCATCCGCCAAAGACAGAGTACAAGATGTGTTGTCTACAGTTATAGGAAAGCCAAGCGCTTTACCAGCACTAGTGAGAGTGGAGGTGACAGGCGCAATTAATCTCATGCCCACGGTCCCAGCCACTGTAACGCCTGACCCAAGTGTGTAGGAACCGCACAGATTGATGGCGGCAAAATGAGCAAGTGTTATGGCGTTAGTTCGTGCAGAAGCATTAAGCGTCCCAACATTGAAAGTCGAGAAAGCCAAGGTTATGCCAGTGGTGGCACCGTTATCAATAACCGCTGTATCTTGTGCTAAGGGGAAGTTTGCGTTGGCGCCAGCGCCGCCCGAGGAGAGCGCCCACGAGTTGTTGCCTTCCCAAGTTGTATCCGCGCCCACGCGGTATACTGTCTTAGGGGCCGCAAAGTTAATTCCAGTGTTGCCACCGCAGTTGCCAGCGCGAGTGGGTGTAACGCCCGCCGCGCCGCCAGCAAGCGTGATGCTGGCAAAATCGCAGTCGTCGGCTGAAATTGCTGCTGCCGTGATAGTGCGGATATTCCCAGGTATATTACTCTGAACATGAGCACGCTGTGAAAAAGATGCGCCGGAGCAAGTCAGGGTGCCGTTAACGGTCTGATTTGCGCCAATGAGAAAAGTTTTTATGCCCGTTGTATCGGTGTTGTTGATAGTCAGGTTGTTAAAAGTATGTGAGCCTAGAATCGACCGTGTGCCCACGCCGGCTGCCGTAAAAGAGACATTATGAAATGTAAAACCCGAACCGGCGACGGTGCCAAAACTAAGAGAGGAACTAGTTCCCGTAAAGTTAAGCTGTGATGTGCCAGCATTTAAAGTCAGATTTGTACTATCGTTCCCTTGAAAAGAAGACGTAACACTAATTGTAGAGGATCCAAAATTAATTGTGCGAGCGGTCGTACCAGTAGTGAAAAAATTTCCGGTAGTAACCGAAAAATTAGCAGTGGCAAAAGTACCGCTTGTAAGGGTTAGGCTGCGCGTAGCATTGTTAAAGGCGTCCCCAAGCGTTACGGTAATACCGACCCCATTGATAGTTAGGTTGCTAAAGGCTTTGCCAGCAGTGGTAAGTGTGCCAGTACCGTTGATTGTGATGGTGCCGATGTGGGTGTAGGTCATACCAGCAGACAAAGTTATGCTGCCGGATACGGTGAGGTTGCCCGTGCCGGTGATGGTGCCGGCGAAGCCGGTGCAGTTTATGCTCCTAGCGCCATTGTTGACGGCGCCTATGGTGACGGTGCCCGTAGAAGCAGCGTCGAAAAACACATCGTCGTTGGGACCAGGAATGGATACGCCGCCCGCCCCGCCAGAAGTAGCCGCCCACTTAGTTCCGGGCGTGCCGTCCCAAGTTGCTGTACCGCCTACCCAATAACGATCTGGCATGCTTAGACCTGTACGGGCTTGAGGATGATCTGACCGTCGACCTCGACCCGCTCATAGGGGATGCCGCCAATCTCGATCAGTTCAGGCGGGGACGGAGGAGGCGCTTCGATAATGGCGATCCAGTTCTGGACCCGCTCATTCTTCATTGCCTCGATATCGACCTCGCTGTATGTGTGGTCGACAGGCAGGTACAGGGCATCGCGATAGGTGCCGTGCTTAGTGGCAGCTTCAAATTCGATCTTCGTCATGTTCATGATTATGCCTGCGTTGTTACTGCAAGAACATCCCAGAAGGTTTCATCGGCATTGTACATACAGCCGACATACGTCACCTTACTGACAGACGTGGAAGCGGGCAACGACACGCCCACCGCCCGATAAGAATTGGCACCGCCCGTCGTCCAAGTGATGTTGCGGCTGCTGCCGTTATCCTTAAAGCGCAACACTAACTTATTGCCATTGACTGGCGTACCGGTAGGCGGATTGACAGAGACGTCAGCAGCTAAGGCCGTGAAGACATACAAGTCGAATTGGCTGATGTCAGGGGTCAGGCTGACGCCCGTAGTGGTGACGAAGGCTCGCGGATTGATGCGCTTATTGGTAAGAGTCTGGGTGTCCGTCGTACCTACAATCGTGCCGACAGGGAGACGCACATTGATAGCAGAGACGGAAGCAGAAACGGCTGCCACACGAACGTCGAGCGCCGAGACAACGTTATTGGTGGACGTCAGCGCAGCCGAGACATTATTAACCTGAATTTGGAGCGCAGATACCGACGCAGATACGGCAGCCACACGAATGTCGAGTGCGGAAACAAGAGCCGATACGGCATTGACCTGCGACTGGATTGCCGAAGCGCGGGCCGACACCGTACTAACGCGGATCTCAAGAGCAGAGACGACATTGTTAGTTGAAGTGATGGAAGCGGTGTTTGCGGAGACGGCAGCCGAAACAGCATTAAGCTGCACCTGCAAAGCGGAAATAGATGCCTGCGCGTTGATCAGGGCGGGGGAGTTGGTCCAGACCTTGGCGCTGACATTGTAAGCGAGGACTTCACCGTCGGCAAGGGAGGTGCTGGTGGAGGTCTTGACGTCGTGGAGTTCGCCAAGTTCGTAGCCGTTCTGCACCTTGACGTAGATGGAGCCCGCGCCGACGGAACCGCCCTTGACGATATAGCCCATCTGAACCAGATGCTGGGGCGCCTCGGGCTTGGTGGGCGTCAGTTCGCCGGCCGACACCGGAGACAGATACACGATGTCGCCATCGGCATAGGCAGCGGTGTTGACGTTTCGGACAAGGCCGTCGGTTGCGACGTAGCCAGAGTTGTTGACAGAGACCGTCTCCAGCATGATGCCGAAGATGGTCAGGCTGTCGGCATCACTGTCGGCCTGGGCAAGGGCACCCGTGAGGCGCTGGCCAGAGGCACCCGTAACGCGAACGGCCTTGCCCTTGGGCAAGGTGACGCCACTGTTGTTGAAGATTTGGGCAACGGTGCGCTGACCGATAAGCAGGTTTACGGTGCCGGTCAGACCCAGATCGAGGGTGCCCGACTCGATATCCCACGTCAGCCGGCCCGCTGTGGGCGCGTAGCTGGTCGTGGTGTTGAAGTCGATGTACTGGACGTTGGTAAGGAAGTCGCCGTTGCGGTTCGCCTTGGTAGAGACAACCGCGTTGACAGAGGTGATAGCAGCGGCATTGACGGAGGTGAGAGCCGAAACAACAGCGATCTGAGCCGAAACAATAGCGACCTGGACAGCGTTGACGGAAACGGCAGCCGAGACAGCGACCACACGCAAAGTTAGATCAGTAACCGCTGTCGAAAGTGAAGCGACAACTTCTGCTTGCTGATCCGCCACGGCCGAAACAGCATCGACACGAGCATTAAGAACTGAGACTTCATTCTCAACGTTACCAAGACTGAAAGCCTTGAGAGCAGAGACAGTAGTCTGGAGCGTACCGCCGTTCTGCACAATTGGAACAAGTTCAGCCCCCGTAAGAGGGCCAGCCGTTGTAAGCTCCGAGATTTTCTGCGGGTTAGCCATGCACGTCAGTCTTTCTGCCCGTCCTTATTCAGCGGAACAGTATAACATACATCGGCAAAGTATTCCAGTGGAAGAGAAACCTAGTTGTCACCGGCCTCATCATCCTCTTGATCTGCCGAACCACCTGCATCACCCCAAAGTAACTCGTAAACAGCATCGGACATTCCCTTAGCCAAGCAGATCGAGAACGGTATAGTGGTCGCCCTGACCTCTCCATTCTCTTCCCATGCAATCATTACTGCGCTGGGTGACCGCGCCATCACCTTAGAAATGGCCAATGCCACCTTCTTGTCGAGTGCCGCCATTTCAGCGAACTCTTCGAGGGCGTCCATAGCCTCCTTGCTGGACGCAGGAGGGGACACGACTAGCGATCCATCCCGCCAAACAGGTCATCAACGTCGTCGTCGACCTCTTCAGCCTCCTGAATCTCCTCAATCAGGTCCTCGACCATGTCCTTGGCCTGCTCTGGGTCCTCGATCTCGAACTCTTCAAGGTAATTCGGGTCCGTCTCCGGCGCACTCACCGAGAAAAAGAACACCCCGCCCCTATATTCCACGCTAAACTGCATAACCTTGCCCTCAAAAGGTAGAAGCCGATAGGAATAGTACCCTACCGGCTTCCAGAAGTCAAGACTTGGGGGCCCTTAGAGGCAGCACCTCCATGACGGCCCGCCGTTCTTCGTCAGTAAATCCGCGCCATCCCGCCAACTCCTCAAGAGTACGGCGGCAGGAGCTACAACAAGCAGGCTCAACAGCCCTATCAACACTACACTTTCCATTACACGGGCTCTCGATCTTAGCGGATCGGGCAAGCCCCGGTTGCGCACTCGCTCCCGGTGTCAATTTCGAACTCCTGCTCGTCCTTATCGCCCTCTTCAGCCCCCTTCGCACCGCCTTCCAGCGGCTTCAGGGTGTCCGCATAGGCCCGGAACGTCGCCTCATCCACCACTTCCTGCGGCAGATACAGGTAACCGAGGTCCTTGGCGGTCTTCGTCGGGTCAGTCCGGTACAGGAAGCTCACGCCCACATAGTGATCCCAGTTCTTGTGCAGCCACTCAGCCGCCGCGCTGGCTTCTTCCGGGCTATAGCTGATCGTGACCGAACAGTTGTGGTCCACATAGTGGTCCATCAGCAGCTTATAACGGTCCAACTGCACCGTCGCCGGCTCCAGATTCACGAACTTCCCATCGACCTCATCGAACTTGACGTTCTCATAGGCCACGGGGAAAGTCACCAGCACCGCATCCGGGCTGGACGGATCCTGAAACACGCGATAGTTCGCGGCAATCAGCTTCTCAACATACGGATCGTGCTTGCTGAACCGCACATTGTTAAAGATGAACTTGCCCAGCGGCTTATGAACACCCTCAGTCGTGTCCATAATCTTGCTCAGAGTACCCGACGGCTTGACCGTCGTGACAGCCTTCGGCCGGGGAAGCCCAAGTTCGTCGGCCATCTTGTACGCAGCCGTCTTCGCCGTCAGCTTCAGCGTCTGCCAAGCCTTCGGATCGTCCGCATACTCCCACTCAGCGACGCCCGTCACGCCCACGCCGCACAGCCGGAGGAACTCATTGTTCTCATGCCACGCCCGCTGAAGCACACCATCCACCAGATTC